TCATTAGTTAGGATCTTATCTCCCTCTTCTACCCAGGCATCATCACTGTGATCGCCATCTGAATCAACAAAATCCCACGTACTTAAATGATCTGTAGGTAGTTGAAATTCATTGGTATATTGGAAATCTGGTGTATTAGATGTTTTAGTTAGTTTTGATCGCCCCATAGCAAAGATCCATGGGTGGGTTTGGATTAAAGTATCACGAACTTGCTCGTAGATTGCGTTCATAACCTCAGCTCGTTTATTGAGTTCGGTTAACGCAGAAATCCGCTTTGTTCCCAAGCGGTATAGAGCTTTATTTATTATCTGTACATACGACTGCATCATTCCTCCAAATGTATATAAGGGGTAGGTGTTTTAAGCCTACCCCTAAGAGACAGAGAAAGAAAGAATTAATCGTGAATATACTTCACGAGAATGCTTAATTGTGCGTCTGCTACGCTACCGTCCATAACCTCAGAAGCCTTAACAAAGACTTGAGTTTCTGTACCGTAACGAACTAAAGCTGCTGCTTCAGTAGTTTGTAGCTTGCGAACGGCTTGACCGCCAGCATCAGCTCCAGCTACTAGTGCATCTTCATCTTCAGCCACTACATTTCCATCAATATCTTTTGAAGCTCTTAGACCAAGATTAAAAATCCCAGTTGCTCCAGCAGATTTATTAACGAAAAGCTCTGCAGAAACGATACGAGAATTAGGTGGAATAAATCCAAAATCAATCTCAGCATCATCAGCGAAAGCTGTGGCTAAAGTAATAGTATCGAAAAGACAACGAACCTTTCCGTCAATCTCACCCTTTGGTGCGAAGACTCTAGGCTTAGTTATCCTTTCTCCTGTGTGGTTATCTCCAAAATATGTTGCTGCCATAACGACTCCTTAAAATTTGGATAATTGAGGGACGGTTAACCATCCCCCTATTTAATCAACTAGTTAGATTACTCTTCCCAGCAGATTACTTCAACTACTTGCTCTTCTTCCATTCTAGTGGTTCCGAAGTCAACGCTTGCATAAACTTGATTACTGTAGTGCTTCTCAGCGATTTCAGAAATTCGTCCTTTATACTGGTCAGCTTCTGCCAAAAGTACGCCTCTGTTAGAAGTAAATGCTACACATCTACGACCTTCACCGGCTGGAATAGTTCCGTCACCAGAACCATAAGTTCCATTCTCATCGTTGTAAGTTACCTCAGCAGCGTGGAATGGTAGCAATTCTGTTTCAACAAAAATGAAGCCCATGAAAGTTCCAACTTCACCATCTACTAATGCTTTAACTGAAGCATAGTCAGAACTGGTAACTTCAGTACTTGCTAATAGGTTGTCCGCTTGTTCAGCAGCCATAGTGAAAACAATCTTCTCACCTTTCATTATTGATTCGTTTTGCTTGAATTTCTTTCTAACAGCTCTAAGTGTTTTCACGTTAAGCCCAACACCTGTAGTGCCAGTACCATCGTGAGCAACAACTTTTTGGCTGCTTGGAAGAACAACGGCTGTAGCTCCAGAACGACCACTTTGGGCTGTTCCTAGTGCTCCTGCGATGATCTCTTCGTCATATTGACGTCCGATTCCCATTGCGATTGCTTTAGCATACTCGTTTTCTAGGTTCATAATTGTTCTAAGCTTGTCTGCTTTATCTACTAGATCAGCATCATAAAATGGCTCAGTAACGACTTGACGTCTTGAATGAGGAGTATCAGCGTACTGAACCTCAGAATGACGACCTTCTTTTCTTCTAGCAGTTCTTTTTCCAATTCTATCATAAAACGCTGACTCAGCATTTTGAGACTCAATTCTACAGTATCCACGTAGTCTTGACCCTTCTTGCTGTGACAAGTGCATTACGTTAGCAGAAAACTGATCTACCATTGCAGTTGTAACTTCAAAAGACATATTTATCTCCAGGTTAAAATAAGTTAATATTAAGTAAAAATACATTATTTTCGAAAGATTTATCCCGAGGGTCATTCTGATAGTGTTTTTGATGGGTCTTATTAGATTTGTCCCCGAACACCAGTACCTCTAGGATAGTAGTGTTTGGGGATTTGTGTCAAGTGTTATTTAGAAATTTCCTTTAGGTTTCGCATTTTTCCATTGAAATAATTTAGTCATTTCTTTTTGAGCCTCTGCGTGAGCTATCTTACCCTTCAGTTGATTGTGATACGGGTGAGATTTATCAGCATAGATTTCACCGATTCTCTTCGTAGCTTCTCCAGGAGATAATGTTCCTGTAGATCCTTTAGCTTCGCCAGAGATTGAATCCTCTGCGTACATCTTAGTTGCTAGATTATTAAACATCTTAATAATCTGAGGCTCTGTGTTAAGTCCCGTATCAGCTAAGAAAGCATCAAGATCAGCTCCACCAAATTCCATGAGGGCACGATTAGCACCTTTCATTCTATCTTGGTAGGCATCTCCCCACTCAGTTTGGAGAATACCTAAGTTCTCTTCCATCTTAGTTTGATTAGCAGCCACTTGAGTTTTTTGAACTCCTTGTACTTGGCTCTCTACAAACTCAAGAACTTTCTGAGCATTTCCAGCAGGAATACGCAATTCATGGGATAGTTTCTTAAATGATTCAGTGAACTCTTCTGTAGTTGCAGCACCTTCTGGTCGGGTTACTTCGTATCCCTCACCTGTTGGATCAATTCCAAACAGTTTTTGATGGATAGCATCCCACTCGGATGGCTCTGCATGTTCACTTGGAATAGTGATTTTAGCACTATGTTGTGTCTTCTGCGCATGGACTAGCGATTTTAAAGCATTCGCCATGTTTACTTCGCCAGTTTCTTTGTTAACGTAGGGTTTAAGGAACGCATCATTAACTAAATCTTGCTCCATTCCTGTAGGCCATTTCACCTCTAAGTCCCCGTAAATACTATCTTTTGGTGCTTCATCTGCAGGAGGTGCTTCACCTGCTGGAGGTGCTTCACCTGCTGGAGGTGCTTCACCGCCACCTAAACTGCCACCCTCATCTGCCTCTGCCATTAACATGTTAAACTTTTTTAAACTCATTCTGTCTCTCCTCTGTATATTATTTTTCGTTAAGTCCTTCAACTCCGCGAATTAAACGATTTCTTGTACGCTCATCCTGCCACATCAAACCTTCTTCAAATTTTGTAATACTTATAGCATTTTCACGACAGGGAAACTTACCATTGAGATACTTAAGCATTTCTAAACCTGTAGTAATAAGGTCAATACACTGACATCTATTAAGATCCCCACCTTCGCTTGCAGGCTTTGTCAACATGTTAAACGAGATAGAATCTACGTCATGTCTTAGAAATATATTGTAGTTAGGTCTGATATGCTCTTCAAACCATTTATAATCCATAGCTCCTGACTCATTAAACTTCTCAGGATGCTCTTCTCTTAACTCATCCATTACACAAATTTGTTTACCGTTAATCGACTCTACATCTTTTAGTGATCCAATCATTCTGTCTCTCCTCTTTAAAGTAGTTTCTTGATATCTTCTTTCAATTGTTTCTCTGCCTCATCATTTTCTATTATTTCATACTCAGCGTCAATAGCATCACGATCCCTATTAATAGAATTAACAATATTATACTGGATATTTCCACTGACTTCCTGAACGACTTTCTCTTGAAAGTTCTCTGAATCCCCATTAATTAGGGCGAACTTCACAGCTCCTAGATTATCTTTGGCTAAATTGGCTAGATGATCCTGATAGAATGCAGAGTATTCCTGCTTACCTACTTCCCACGCAAGAGCAAATTCCTCATGCTGCTTCGCCCACCTATACAGGGATTTGGACCCACATTTTACAACGGTAGAGAAGGATGAGAAGTTTTTACCTGCCGCCATCCACTCTACTAGTAATTTACAGTAATCCGGATTATATATCGCCCTCGCCATCTTCTTTCTCCTGCTCTCGTAGTTCTGCCATAACCCGATTTAACACTTCAATATCTTGGTGCATAAGGCACATCAGATCCATAATTACAGATCTTCTACCTTCGCCATACGTCATAGTGTTGGGGTTTTCGTGGAAACTTCCGATTAATACGTAGTTCTCAGACATGAGGTGACTTAGTACTTTCTTTCCATCTTCGCAGTCAAACAATCTCCTGGCAGCAAGTGCCAGATCCTTCTTTCTCTGTATAATTTTCATTCTTCCTCTCTGTCTATTGAAGAGTCGGTGCGACCTTCTGAACTACATCTGCCTGAGCAGCTTGTTGCTCTTGTTGTCTCATCTCTTCCATCTGTTTTGCTCTCGCCTCTCTCATAGCTTGAACATCTTTCTCATCTACTAATAACGATGGGTGAACATCGTATCTCTTAAAACTCAATCTTAAAAGGGCATCCCCATTAATATTATCTAACATTTCTGGTTTTGACTCTAATAAAGGTCCAATATCTCCGAGTGCTCTCTGGAATCCTTCTGATTCAGACGCCTGTTGTGATTTGGCAATAAGTGATTTATATCTAATTGGGAGATCTTTAATATCTGTACGGGATGCGAGTTTCTCTGGCATCTCATCAAACATACCCTTTCTCATCATAAGAGCAAAGGTTCTGTTGATAATTGGCTTTAGGAGCTCATCATGGAGTCTACCCAATAATGCTCCAAACGATCTAAACTGCTGATCTCTACGTTGCATTATCTCGGTGGCAGTCATCCGATCACTCTCTATGATCTTGAGTTCATCATTAAAGAAACCTTCCTTGATGTCCTCTTGAATACTTTTAATTAGATCTAATCCGATATCTGGTCGCGCGCCAACTTGGATAGGCTTAATCTCATCCTGTCCTGGTCTACGATAGTTCATCCCTAGTGGCTTGAACTTAATCGGGCGTGAAATCCCTTGATCTGTAGTTTGTAGTGGTGGAAGAGTTGCAAGTTGTCCACCTTGGATAACTACTTTCTTCCAGCTATTAAGAGTTCTATTATCAGCAAGAGTCTCCATTCCTGGGCTTCTACCGTAAGTTTCGCTACTTAATTTAAAGAATCTAGGGATTGCGTAAGGAAATTCCTCGAATCCACCAAATCTAATAACTTTCTTATTACTCTCCATAACATGTACTGAGGCAAAATCCATATCCTTATTACCTGCCGTCATCGGAACATCTCCGATATGTGGCATAAGTCTCTTCATTGGCTCAATAGCATGAACTATTTTAACCTTTTGCTCAGGATCTGCAGTAAATGATCTAGTCATTTCTTCATCAAATATCTCTTCTCCGTACTCTTCCATTAGGTCGAATAGGGAGATTTCAAAGTCTCTATGTACTGTATCTACTCTTTTCTTGTTATTCTCAGCGATATGGATGTCATAAATTGGCTCTGAGTAGAAACGTATTGTTTCATCCTCGTCAGCTTCCATACGAAGGG